CACTAAATGTCACGACATGGGAAAAATAAATGGAAGACAAGCTAGACAGAATTCTTGAAAGACTAAGCCAAAGAATTAATGAATGGGAGGGGGCGAGCGTTGAGGCAATCGAGGCAGAGACAACCTTCAAATCTTTTGAGGCTGCCATGCAGAAGGCTCACATGGATGCAGGCAGTAGTGCTGCGAAAGCGCAAACAGAAACCAGATCAAGTCCAGATTGGGCTGGATATTACAAAGTGGTGCAGCTAGCGAACCTTAAAGCGGAGAAATTCAAGAAGCAGATTATGCTGGGTCAACTAGCATTTGATGCTGAGAGAACAAAACAAGCTAACCTGCGGAGAGTGGTGTAATGGCTGAGACGTTGAGGGCCAAAGCACTCAAGACTCTGCAAAAGCTGTCACGAATCAGCGCAGCCGATGAATGGGGCTACTGCAAGTGCGTGAGTTGTGGAAAGCTAGATCACTATAAAAACATGGACGGTGGGCATTTCATCCCGAAGGGTTCATCAAGCAGGTGGGCGCTAGAAGAAAGCAATGTCAATCCACAGTGCAAGGGCTGCAACGGCTTTTCCATGAAGCATGGGAGCGCAGAGGCACAGTATACCTTGTGGATGATTGACTGGGTTGGGAAGGATCAGGTGGAGCATATGCTGGCAACCAAGAATGACCCGGTGAAATTCTACGCAGCCGACTACCGAGAAATGATTGCCGATTGGTCAGAACAAATAAAGTCGCACGAGCGCAGACTGGGTGAGCGAGGCAGATTGAAATGAGACCGCCGAGAGATATAGCCGCTGATATGGTAAAAGCCGCTGACGCAGCAATAAAGGATGTCTGGGAGCGTGAACCGAAAGAGGCTAGAGAAGAGGGCGTTAAAGCGTTAGTATTTGCCCACTTTTGCAACAGCTACGCAAGACGAGGCAAGTATGAGTCAGTCAAAGACCCCGGTTGATCCTGAAGAATTCGCTAGAGAGTTTGAGGCTTTGGGGCCAGCCGAAATGGCTCGAAAGTACAGCGTTGATATTCGCAACGTCCACTTGAAGCGTAAGCGGGTAGAGAATCTTCTGGGAACTATACTGCACGTCCCAGCGCACCTAGACTACAGAAACAGGCCCAGAGAATCGTTCAGGCGTAACTTAGAAGTGACTGACGGCGTGATAATGGTCGGTTCAGATTGTCATTATGAACCCAACACGGTAACAACTGCCCATCTTGCCTTCGTTCAAATAGCCAAAAAGCTAAAGCCGAAGGTTATTGTTTTAGACGGCGATTTAATAGACGGCAGCAGTATTGGCAGGCACCCAATGAATGATTGGGAAGACCGGCCCAGTGTTGAGCAAGAGTTATCCACAGCCCAGAAGCGGCTGCAAGAGATACAGAAGGCCAGCCCCAAGAGTGACAGGTACTGGCTTATCGGGAACCATGATCAGCGCTTCAACTCATATTTAGCAAACAATGCAAACCAATTTGGCGGGGTGGTAGGTTTCGACCTGAAAGACCATTTCAAGGAATGGACGTTTGGAATGTCGTTGTGGGTAACCGGGGCAGAGCGCCCTATTGTTATAAAGCATAGAATCGCGGGGGGCGTTCATGCTGCATACAATAACACGATGAAAGCAGGCACTCACATCGTCACAGGCCACACACACGCGCAGCAAGTCTATAGCTGGAGTGATTACACTGGTCACCGATATGGGGTTCAATGCGGGACAATGGCGAACCCTCACCAGCCTACCTTTGACTACTCAGAAGATGGGCCGAAGAACTGGGTCAGCGGCTTTGTAGTCTTGACGATCAAAGATGGTTTTCTTTTGTCACCAGAATTTGTAAAAGTACATAAAGCCGGTGAATATGAGTGGCGTGGGCAGATATGGAAGGTTCAGGAATGATGAAAGAGATTAAGCCGGTTGACTACATTCTCGCCAACCGACTGGGGTACCTAGCTGGTAACGTGGTTACATTGCTCACTGAGTGGCAAATAACGCGAGACGTTAAAGTGCTGGAACAGGCGCAGCAAGAAATCAACAACTTGCTAGAGCGTGAGAGGTTCATGGAGGATAGAGAAATTGCCTACCGTAATAATTGAAGACATGGAGCCAAACACCCAAGTGACTGTGATCATCAGCGAATTTTTTGAGTTTGATGATGATCCAAACCCTCCGGCAGAAAAGCCAGAGGATGAGGAGGAAAGAAACGTCTGGCTGGTTAGCAGTCAGGGGAAAGGCTGAGGTAGTCGCCGTGGGCGCCAGTGCATACTCTTTCTGCATATCTAGCTTCTTCTGCTTGTTCTTCTTCAAAGTCACCCTGACCGGCTAGGCCAAGGGCGACAAGTACAAATAGGGCGAGGAGGTAGCGTAGTTTCACCACTTTACTCCCGAATCCATTACAAGGGGGGCGTCTGGCATATAGTTGAAATAAAATTCATCAAGTTTGCCGGTAAACAACACTTCAAACTGGTCACTTAGATAGTAAGGTCTTTTTAATACTTCAATACGCCAAACATTGTTTGTTTGATACAGGTTGTATCGGAATTCGGTATCACCGTGAACTTCGTGGCTTTCGGTTATTTCCGCACGCTCGTTTGCCCAAAGAAAGCAGTTTAAGAAGTTGCGGCCAGTCTTTTCTTGTAAAAATTCTGCTTTCATAAAGTAATCAGCTGCTCCAGAAGGGTAGCCATCGTGGTGAATGTAAACGGTTGCTGTGCTGAAGCCGCTTCTAATTTGATAGGTTGCTCTAGTAGACATTTGTTCGTTCCTTTTCGTTGTTGATGGTAGTCATTATAAAGAAAAGTTTTAATAAGTAAAAGCATTTAAGGCTAAATATCAATAAAACTTGCAAATAAACGCGGTTTTCAGGGTAAAATAGGGGTTATCACAGGCAAATTGAAATAACAAGGACAGTAAATGGTCTATTTAGAGCGTTTTGCTTATCTTGACAGCGGCACCCTTGGCAAAGTATGGGTTGGGGACTGGTCTTGCTACACGATAGAGCGACCTTGGAAAAACAACGCGCCGAACGTTAGTTGCATTCCAGAGGGTGAGTACAAGTGCGAGCCTTTTACCGGCACTAGATTCCAAGACGTTGTTCAGATCCTCGATGTGCCAGACCGCACGTTTATTCTATTTCACGTTGCTAACTTCCCTCACGACGTGCAGGGCTGTGTGGGGTTGGGCAGTAGGTTCAACAGTGACGCGCTAGAGCCAGCGGTCTATGACAGTAGAGTCACGACAGCGGAATTCTTTGTTCAGGCAGGAAAGTCATTCGATCTTAAAATACAGGGTGTGAGGGCAGAGCTATGAAATGGGCAGCAATAAAAGGATTAGTGGGCGCAGTTGCTCCAACAATCGGCGCAGCTATTGGCGGCCCAGTAGGTGGTGGGGCAGGAAAGATTCTGGCGCAAGCGCTAGGCGTAGCCGCAGAACCACAAGCAGTACAACGCGCACTCAGTGAGGCATCGCCAGAGCAATTGGCTGAAATCAAAAAGGCCGACTTAGACTATAAAACCCGACTGGCAGAACTTGAAGTAGATATATTCGAGCTAGAGACTGCCGACATCCAAGACGCTAGGAAAGCGCACGAAACCGACTACACGCCCAAGGTGCTAGCTGTAATGGCTTTCGTATTCTTCGGCGGGTATGTGACGCTGGTGACGGTACAGCCGCCAGATCAAAACTCAGAGGCAGTTATTAACCTAGTGCTTGGCTATCTGGGTGGGGTGGTATCAGCGGTAGTATCATTCTATTTTGGTGCAAGCAATAAGGCAGGCAAATGACCCTAGAAGTAGCTTATGTAGCAACTACAGATCTAATTCCCTATGCAAACAACCCGCGCACTCACAGCGAACAACAGGTGGCGCAGGTAGCAGCAAGCATTCAAGAGTTTGGTTTCAACAACCCGATTCTAATTGACGAGCATAATAGCATAATTGCAGGTCATGGCAGATTAGCCGCAGCGCAGAAACTGGATATGAACACGGTGCCTACTATATTGCTTGAAGGGTTAAGCGAGGCGCAACGCAAAGCCTACGTTATAGCTGATAACAAACTCACCGAGAACGGGGGGTGGGACTACGACTTGTTAGCGGTTGAAATTGAGCGTTTGGCGGAGTTGGATATTGATCTAACCTTAACGGGCATGGACGAAATAGAACTCGCCAAGATGTTTGATGAGCCACAAGAACATGTCGTGCAAGAAGTTGATTACGCTGAGTCTTTTTCTGTTGTGGTTGAATGTGGCGACGAATCTGAACAAGAAAAAATCTTCAACCGGCTGGATTCGGAGGGGTATAAGTGCCGAGTTCAAAGTTTGTAATTGAATCAGAAACCAGTGGCACGTTTAGGGCCAATAAAATCAAGTCGATGTTTGACTGCGACATGGACGTAGTTACCAAAACGTTTGATGTAAGCATTCCGATAGAAGATGTTGACTGGAACATTGGGTTAATTGTTGGAGCAAGCGGGACGGGCAAAACAACAATAGCCAAGCGCATGTTTCAGGATTATGAGCTTTTTAGCGGGTATGAATGGTCGGGCGATAGCTTTGTTGATGATTTCAGTGAAATGTTAACCGCAAAACAGATAACAGAGGCGCTGTCCAAAGTTGGATTTTCGTCGCCGCCAGATTGGTTGAAGCCGTTTGGCGTGTTGTCCAATGGCCAAAAAATGCGAGCAGAGCTTGCAAGGTTGATCCTTGAAGCAGACAAGCCATTCATTTACGACGAGTTTACATCTGTGGTCGATAGATTGGTGGCGCGTTTGGGATCCTCTGCGATTCAGAAGTTTATCCGCAAGCAAGGTCGTAAGTTCGTTGCCGTTAGCTGTCATTATGACATCGAAGAATGGCTGGAGCCTGACTGGGTGTTTAACTGCGATGATATGCAGTTTAGCCGGAGGCGTCTTAGGCGACCCGAAATTAGAGCAACAATCAGAAAAGCAAAGCAAAGAGAGTGGGCTGAGTTCATGGAGCATCACTATTTGACGCATTCACACAACAATGCGGCTCACAAATACATCTGCGAGATTGATGGTCGATCAGTTGCTTGGTGTTCGGTAATCCATTTCCCACACCCTATTGTCAAAGACATGAAGCGGATTCATCGAATTGTGGTTAAGCCAGATTATCAAGGAATTGGTGTTGGAGCTGCGTTTATGGATGCAATAGCCGATTCATACAAGCAAAAAGGGTACCGAATGAGTTTGGTTACCAGTTCGCCCGCTTTCGTTCTTGGATTGCAGAAAAATCCCACATGGGCAATGACTCGCAAACCTTCAAGGTTAGCGCAACCCAAGACAGGTGATTTGAAAGCTTCTGCATCATCGGCTCGGTTAACAGCCAGTTTTGAATATGTTGGAGCGCGACATGGCTAGACCATTAGCAGAAATAGACTGGGACCAAGTAGACAAGATGTGCGCTATTCACTGCACTGGTGAGGAACAAGCCGCTGTCCTTGGTGTAGATTACGACACATTGAACCGCGCTTGTCATCGTGAGCGAAATTGCAGTTTTGCGGATTACTTTAGACAAAAGGCCAGCAATGGTAAAATGAGCCTACGCCGCAAGCAATACACTGCTGCAATGGACGGCAATACAACCATGCTCGTTTGGTTAGGCAAGAACTGGTTAGGCCAGACAGATCAAGTAGAGCCAGAGGCACAAGACCTCCCACCTATTGTCATTGAGCGAGCAAGTGAGGCTAACTAAACCTCAAGACGACATCTTCTTCAGTGAATCACGCTTTAGGGCGGTGGTTGCTGGTAGAAGGTTTGGTAAGACGTTTCTGTCAACTCATGAACTGTTGAGGGCTGCGCTTGGCGGCAAGAACAGAAATTGCTGGTATGTTGCCCCGACCTATAAGGCGGCAAAAGAGATAGCGTGGGATATGCTGAACGATGCACTACCCGCTGGTTACATAACCAAAAAGAACGAAAGCTCACTGAGCCTACTGTTACGCAATGGATCAACCATATCTCTTAAAGGCGCAGAAAAGCCTGATAACTTGAGGGGTAGGGCGCTAGACTTTGTAGTGCTAGATGAGTTTGCCGACATGAGGCCAGAGGCATGGTTTGAAGTGCTAAGACCTTCGCTTTCTGACCGCAAAGGCTCTGCACTGTTTATTGGCACACCGAAAGGCCGTAACCATTTCTATGACGTGTGGACTAGAGGCGTTGATGATGAAGACGGGTGGCGGTCTTTTCAGTACACCACAGTAGAAGGCGGTAATGTTGATGCTGAAGAA